AGATTTAGCGATTAATTCTGGATAACCTTTTATTGTATTTTGATCTGGTCTTGTTCTATATCTACCACCCCAACTTGGTGGCAAGTTTGTACCATAAGCAACTGGTTCAGCATATTCTACATCTGTAAATACTTCCCCAACAAATGGTTGTATATCATTTTGCCAAGAACCCCTAAGGTTATCAGTATCAACTGGCGTTGCTTTTTTTACTCTTTCTTCCCAAAGCAAAGTTGCTTTTTTTACAGTACGAATTACTTTATCTTCAAAATGTTTACCTATAGCAGATAAGCGCATTTCTCTGGCCATTATGCTCTTAGATAAATTTCATAAAAAATATTAATGTTATTTTGCTGCTCAAAATCAATTTGTATTATTTTATATGGAACACCACTTATAACCACAGTATCTTTTGTAGTAGGTACAAAAGTTATATCTTGTGCTGAGATAGTAAGCTTTTTATCATCTTGTGCTATAAGATCATTTACCTGTATTTTTTTTACGTTTTCCAAAAAGCCTTTAACAGTAACACTTGTTTCTGTATTAACAAAATTACCATTATCAACATTATATGAACTTGTTGTGGTTCTTTTGATGGTTACATTACCACCAAATTTTTTTAAAGCTTTACTTGATGCTTTTTTTAAAGATGTAGCAAGTCCCATTATAGTAAATATGCAATAACTGTACCGCTATCAAGTTTGACACTTGTTATAACACCTTCTATAGCAGTATTAGATTTAAACTGTAAACCAGTAAGATCACCTGTTATATTTTCAGCAACAAGAGTATTAATTACTGAATCTTGTAATGCTTTAATACAACCGAATCTACCAGTGTGTGCTGCAGTGTCGTTAATAATTTTTGCGGCTGGATAATAAGTCATAATTAACTCCTTTTAATTGCTATGTTGCCGGGTCCACTAATTCGTAAACCAGTAAAGTACCGTTCAAAAAGTGGTGGTACTCTATCAGCACCAACAGAACCATAAAAATTAGGTTCTAAATCTAGACTTCCAAGTTTTACCTTTTTAAAGTCCTCAAGACCACTTAATCCTAAACCATCTCTGTTGTTATTCAAGTAAACAGCAAGAATTACTTGTGCTTTTTTTACTTGTTCTGGTATTTCTGTTTCAGCAAAATAATCTGTTGATATTCTAAATGGAAAGCCAATAGAGTAGGTATTGATATAAGTATCAGGTTTTCTTACACCCTGTCTAGGCCACTGTAATGCTTGTGTATTTGTTACCCTTGCTCCTAAAAATCTTTCTCTGTCAATCCTTACCGCAGCAGTATATAAGGCTCTGTTTTTGTTATCTGTAGAAGAACCATCCCACGCAGAAACATCATCATCTGCAATAAGACCTTCTACAATTGCATTGGCATCAGACAGTGTTATGTAGCTGTTTGCTGCTGCTCCCCCTACTGTTGCGTCTATTGTGATTGCCATTTTGTTTTAGTTTGGATTTCTTTTCTTTTGAGGAAATAGAGACTACCAGCTTGGCAGCCTCTTGTTCTCTCATCCGCTTAAAAGCGAACATTCCCATTAGCTTGAAGCACCTTTAAGTGCAACAAAGTTAATAACAATGGCTTCACTTAATGAACCACCTGATACGTTTGTTACTGTAACTTTAAAAGAACCAGCAGCAATAGCTGAAACTCCAACAATATAAGAACCAGCAGTACCAGCAGAACCATGACAAGCTACAACAACATCAGTAGCAGCAATTTTATCGTTAGTTACTGTAAATGTTGCTTCAGCAGCAGCACCTAAAGCTGCGTTGTTCATAGTAATCTGGCCACTCTCTGTATTGAGAGTTACACCTGTTGTTTTATTAGTTGCTTGTGTAACTGTACCACCTGTGGTTGGCCCAGCTAATTTACCAGCACTAATCTCAAATAAACTTGGCATAATTTAAGTACCTTTAGTCTTGAGTTGATACGTTAGTTGCTCTAACAATACCAATGTTCTTTGTCTCGTAGACTTTCGACCAGTTGCCTACTGTTCCTAGTTGTGTTCTGTTTGGGTTAACAGTTGTAACTGCCCATTTAGAACCAACAGGGTGATATGTGTAATGCAAGTCAATAGCCATTGCATCTGATTTAGCCAGAATGTCTCTGTCTGTTTCAGTTGTTAGACCAGCTTGCTCTCCACTAGCTACTGCACCAGCAGTAAAGAAATATGTACTGTACTCAGTTGATGCGCCTGACCCTGCGGTAGAAACGTCATCTGAAACAATAACTCTTAGTCCGCAATATGTTGGGACTGTATTGTCTCCACCATATGCACCAGCAATAGAACCACCAGATGCAGTTGCAGAACCGCCATTGCCGTCTGAGGCAAGAACATAATCAACCATTTTTCTTTCCACAAGATCATAATATACCTTGCTATGCATACAAACGGCTGTTAGTTTGTCACCTTGGTCGCCAAGTATTGATCTTGCTTTTGCTACGTGTCTAGGTGATAGACCTGTTGGTGTATCGCCAGAACCGCCATCAATAGTTAAACCAAAAAATGCAGCATTAGAATCTGTTGAGTTAACAGAACCAAATACTCCATCAAGACAAGCAAGTAAATCTTTTTGTCTTTGGTTAGCAATGTATGCACCGATCTTTTGACCGATTGCTGCCATTGGATCTGCACCTGATGCAAGTGCAGCTAAATCTCTTGATTCAAATGCACGACCTCTATGCAAGATAACTCCAACTTGTTTATCAGTTGAAATCTTGCCGGGTGTTAATGAAGAAGAATCTGAAAGAACCTCAAAATCGCCACTAAGGTTAGCGGAGAAAAAAGGGACATTTACGAAATCACCACCCTCTGTTGCATTTAGCTCTGCCATTGGTGCGACCACACCGCTTGCGAGAAATGAATCCCTTTGAGTGGTCTGTTCAATGACATAAGGCGTAAATATCTCAGGGATGATTAAATCACTCCTTAGAACTGCCATGTCCTGAATAATAATGTTAACGGTGTGGGCGTAACCCTATTTGGCTTAGCGTAACTTTGCCTAATAATTCTATATTAACGTGTTTTTGCTATTTCTCTCAACTTTCTCCAAAGTTCTTTATCTCTATTGTAAATAACACCTTGTTCAATAAGGTTTTCAGTTTCTTTTAAAAAAGGTTTTAACATATCTTCTGAAAATGAATTATCACTCGGTCTTGATATAGGGGCACCACCTCCAGTTGGTGGTTTATTTTTTAACAAATAAGGTTTTTCTTTTTCTAATTTATTTTTAACATAGTCTTGTATTGGTAGTTGTTCATACCCATCTATTACAACAGGTATTCCTTCTTTAATCTGCATTTGGTCTTTTGGTACAAGATTGTTTAATACTAACTCTGGGTCGTAAGTTATTTCAGATAAAGCTTGCATTGCAGGGGCAATAAGTTCAAGTTCTCTATTTCTGGCAGTTAATTCTTCTATTCTTTTTTTATCTTCAGCAGATTTATCTCTGTACTGTTGTTCTAATGCTTGTGTAGCTTCTGTGTACTTTCCTTCACTTTCAAGCTGTTCTCTTTCATGTTTTTGTTTAAAAGCTAACAAAGATTCATAATCCTCTGGAACCTTAGTATCTTTTTTTTGGTTTTGAAGCTTACCTATTAGTTCGTAGTTTTTTGCCTCTAATTTTTTTATTGATTCTTTTAACTGTTCAACTTCTGTGTTGTTTGGTGTTGGTGGCGTAACCACCTCTTTGGTTTCTTCTGACATAAATTAAAGCGTAGCCTTTAAAAATTAATATATCAGAAAAATCACCATTTGACTTTATCAGCCCAAAACGCAGCACTCATTTTACCTTTTGCAATATTTTTTGCGTGTCTTGCTTTAAATGATTTACGCTTTGCTTTATCTGCTTCTGACTCGCCTTGTCTAGGTGGTTTATTTTTTGCGCCCTGCATACCAAAGCGAATAAGCTTTATCTTGTCGCCTTCTTTAGCTAAAACAATATGTGATTTTTTAGGGTGGCTTGGTGTTCTCTTTGGCTTATTAAAACCAGCAAGACCAAATCTTTTAATTCTTGGGTCACTCATTATTTTCTATACCTTTTATAAATAGCCATATCTACTGTTCTTGCTTTATCTCCTCTCATATAACTATTAACACGACCCATAGCCCACGCGGCCATAGGTACATTACGAGAACCACCAGATAAATATGCCCCTTGCCCTTTTCTATAGACAGCAGCAAGCTCGCCATATTTAAACTTTGTACCTTCGGCCTTTTTCTTAAGGCTTTTTTTTGTTGCGTCGCTTAGTGGTTTTCTTCTGCTTTTTTGTGACATCTTGAGCAACCCTTGATTTTTGTACAGCTTTTATATCAATATAAGCACCTTTTTTGTAAAGTTCTGCTGTTTTTTTTATTTCAGCAGCTTTAGCAGCACGATTTTTTGACCCTGACAAATACTTTTTAGGTATGCCAGTTTTTTTATCTTTAGGTACTCTTCTTAACTTTGGCATCTTTTTTTTCTTTTACTGGTTTGCCTTTAGCTCCAGAAATTTTTTCCCATAAAGTCTTTGCCACTACTTTTTACCCCCTTTTTTTACTTTTTTCTTTTTACCTTTTGGTTTCATTAAACCATAGTGTCCGGGCATAATTTTACCAAGTAACTATTAATATCATATCTTTTATTTTGTTTTCCGTCTTGTTTTTTTCTTTTTCTTACCAGCTTTTGACAAAGCAATAGCAACAGCTTGGCTTCTCGAGTAACCCTCTTGTATAAGTTGCTTTATGTTACCTGTAATTGTCTTTGGTTGTTTTCCTTTCTTAAGTGGCATTTGGGTATTTCTCAGCTAACTTCTTTAATGTTAGCTCTGTTCCATCATCTTTAATAATTAATCGCAAAGCCTCTCTCGGACTTTTTCTTTTTTTATCAATTAAATAATTAAAAAATTTCTTTTTGCTCCCAAGTGTCTTGTCTTGTATTGATGGGTTATCCCGTAACCATGCAGCATAGTTAGTATCCTGTGGCACTCTACCAGTAGCACTTGGCCTAGTATCAGGAAAACGTCTGCGTAAATCGTCATCATCTATTACTGGAACAGTAGTTGACCTACAGTTAAAATGCTGTGGTGGTAATGGTCCTTCATTATATTTAAAAATTTTGCCATCTAAACTTCCGCAGATTTTACTTGTTCTTGCATCTAAAGTTGCAACATATTCATATCTTTGGGTTACATCTTGATTTGCTGCATAAGTTGCTTGACTTACAGCATTTTGTACTTGGTTAACAGAAGTACGAACAACAGTCATTACCTGCGTATTAGCAAGTCGTATACCATCACCACCTGCAAGTCTTTGTGCTTTTGCTGTCATATTTTGGTTTGTCCCAAACTGCAATCTACCTCGCAACCTTTTTGCAATTTTTGGTATAGATTCTCCTTCTGTAATACCTATACGAATCTGACTTGATATAAGTTCTGCTTGTTTTGTAGATATACCACGAAAAGCTTTTGCTACAACTTGGCCACTAGGTAAGGTAATTGCAGAACCTTTTGCAGCAGTTAAGGGAAATGTTCTTTGTACAGTAGATTCTAAATTAGTAGGTAAAGTTAATATGTTTACTTCTGTAGGGTCAGTAAAAACAACGCTTTGAGCAAAGTTTGGCGATATTTTTACAGTATTAACACCAACAGCACCTTTTGGTAAAACTTTTTCAAGTTGATCTTTTACAAATTCTGTTTGAAATACAGCAAGTCCTTGTAGTTCATCTGCTAAGTAAACTGAACTTGTATTTGACCAACTTTCAAGACTTTCTTTCATTTGTACCAACATAGCCCTTATTCTTGCGACAGTAGCTGGTGCTGTTACTTCATCTATTGTTGCTAATTTATTTGTTAAATCTAAAATTACATTGTTGTAATTCGTAACAATCTGTCGGGTAACTTGGTTGCTGTAGCGGTTTAAGTCAATCGCCTCTCTGTAGAAAGTCTCAGGTGTTGACATAAATTACTCTTCATCTTGTTCTGGTTCTTCTTGTCTTGGCTGTTCCATCTCAACCATACCACCACTTTGTGTTGCTTCAATTTCTTCTTCAACATCAAACTCATCTCCAAGAACCTCACCTTCAGTAAGTTGATCAAGCAGTGTTTTTTGTGAAATAGAACCAGATGTGTAAAGAGTAAGTAATGCTTGTATTTCTTGTGGTTCAAGTCTTTGTGATAGAAAGTCTCTATTAACAAAACTGCTGCCAGCTTCAGCATTTATATATCTTCCGTGAAACATAAGACAGTTATCAATCATATCTTGCATCTGTTGTGCTACAACCATCATTGTTGAATCGCCTTGTGATCTATCTATTCGTTTTGCTTCTGCTGTTTCTGCCGATAACTTTTGGCCAAGTACTGCTGCAAGACCTAATTCATTGATTTGACTTTCCAATCTGTCTAATCTCCGAAACTGTGCATCATAACTTTTTCCTTCTGGTTCGATATATTCAGCACGACCATCTGCTGGGAACGCAATAGCCTCGCCGGGTCCAGCCGATACCTCTTCAGCATTTTGTGGAAAGCCATAAAAAGCCAACATAGGTACTGCAGATATATGTAATTGGTTATCAAGATCAGATTGTATTTGATATGCTTTTAAATTTAATTCAGCTATATCTGCCATTGGTGGTCTTGAATCAAGTAGATTTATTCTGTTTGCATAAGCAACTGAAAAAGGTATTTTATCAACTGGCATTGTTCCTTCATCTACTTTTACATATTGTCCATTCTTAGCTTTTCTATGTATTTCAAAGTTGCCGGGTGTCAGTAAACGAACTTGCTCTACAATCTTTTCACCATATAAACCATCTGGTTGAGATACCTTTTCCTGTAACCTTAATTGGGTAAATTGCAACTCACCATCTACCATTTCTGTTCGCCAGCCAAGAATATCTCTTGGTGTGTAGGTAACCCAGTAAGGTCTACCATTATTTCCTGTTGCTGGCGCATCTACCAAAACACCAATATGGCCATATCTAATCATTTTTCTGGCAGTCTCATAAGTCCAAACATTAAGATCATTACCTTGTAAATCTACGTCAAACAGTTCTTCTCTAATTGCATCTCCTGTCTCATTTAGTCTCACTGGTTTACGAGTTAGCATACCAGCCAACATTCTTTCTAATCTAAGAAAGTAAGGTGGGCAAACAGAACGTGCTAATCTATTGTCATAACTTTCATCAAGTTCCCTAGGTTCTTGCATTAGATATTTTCTATGCTTTGACCTCATTTGGTATGTGCCGCCAAGTAAATCTTCTATTAATATCCAATGTGGCTCTTGCTGAAACCATGTATTATTAGGGTCATTTATCTCTGTGCCTCTACTACCGGCTGTCTGTCTGTTGTAATGACTATATCCAGAATACACAGTTTTGCTCCATTGTTTGTTTTTATTTTAGACAATAATCTTAATAAAGCCTAATACCAGTTTTGCGACCAGCCCCCATATGTAAGGGATTGAACAACCGCCAAGTAATATAACCTAGCGCATCATTCATATGATCGTACCCTGCATCTTTATCTGGTTCACCTCTTTCGTTATAACTTTGTAATTCTAAACATTCAATTAACTTTACAGCTTTTTTTGAAACCATTAATCTTGTTTCACCTTTACCATTTAAAAATAAACCTTGAACTGAATTAACTCTATCTCTTACAGGGGGGTTAGATAATGCAGACTGATTAACAAAACCATAACTTTCTAATATTTGGATATCGGTCTTTGTAGCATTTGTACTTCTGTTTCCACCTGAAGCATCAGGATATATATAGATTTTGTTGAAAGGGTACCTTGCTTTAATTTCTTTAGCAATGGTATCGGTGTCGTGGCTTTTAGCGATTTCATCTATAACCATAAATTTATTACCAACTGCCACACCTATTACTGCATTCATATTTCCAATATTAAAGTCAATACCAATCCTTAATGGTTCATTATCATCTATGTAAGGGTCGTTTTGTAAAACATGGGTATTGCGATTAAATTTGTCATATACTTGGCCGGAAGTTAAATTGCAGAAGTTTCCGTTTAAGTATGCTTGTATTAACTGTGGAGGGTAGTTTTCTAGTAATGAATCAATAAATCCCTCTGGTAAATAGGGGTTATCAGATGTCTTAGCTTTTATTAACCGAGTATCTTCTTTGGCGTTTTTTTCAAAAGTATCAAACGCCCATGAGTGGCCTTCTGGTGTTGTAGTAGCGTAAAACTGTTGTACATTACCTGACCTAAGTCTAGCAAGTGCCATGTTCATTGCTTGCTCTGCATCTCGTTTTGCAACAGTATCTGCTTCATCAAAACCAACAGCACATAAGTTTTGGCCACGCAATCTTTGGTAGGTCAATATAGTTCTTAATAAGATAGTGTGTACACCTTCTTTAAATTGCAGTTGATATTCTGGCAATGGGCTAGCTCTAAATGTATATGGTATTTCCCATTCATCTAGTAAGTCATTCATAGTTCGCATAAGTATGTCTCTTAACATAGGAGCAGTTGGTTCAAAGATTGCCGAGATATGACCGACATTCATAGATGCCAACAGAATTGATTTACTTACAAGTGCATATGTTTTACCAGCACCAAACCCACATACCAATGCTAATTTTCTATGCTCTGTATCTGCGCAAAACTTTTCTTGATGCGGTAATAAATTAGAGGTAATTCTATCTTGAACTGTCTTTGTAGTAGGTATATCAAATAAGCCATCGCCAAATAATACATGGCCTTTTTTAACTGTTTCAAGAATACTCATGAGCAAAGATCAGCTAACTTGGCCGCAGTATTAATTGCACCGAGAGCTATATTCAGTTGCCCATTACGTCTAGCTTCCATCTGTAAAGTACTGCACTGACTTAATAAATCAGCAATCATCTGTGGTCTTTCTATATCCCAATCTGCCCTTAATTGTATTCTTGCCTCTTTAAGATAATTATCAACAGTTCGTTTAGTTACCCCCCAGTTTGTTGCAGCGTATTGAATACAATCAGACCTTCTACCACCATTAGCAATTATCCTTGCACATCTTGCGATACGCATTTCTGTTTCCGCTTGTGTTGTTTGTGAAGCTGCCATTATGCTGGTTTTTCTATTAAGTATCCTGAGAAATCGCCAAATCTGAACCAGTTAATAAATTCGCCAGCAAGTTGATCTTCTGTAATTGGTCTTTGTACACCTGACAATGATAATTCTTTCTCAATAATTTCATCAGCAGAAGTTCCAGATGCGGTTTTACCAGCAAGTGTAAGACGATAGAAAACAGTTGAAGCGTAGCCACCAATTGGTTCTAACTTGTCAAAGACAATAATTGCCCCTCCGGGTTTACATTTCTCCCTTAGTCTTAGCATAATATTAAATCTTTTGGCTGGTGGTATAAACATTAAACATAAAAATAAAACCGATAGGTCAAAATCTTTAGGAATAAATGTTTCTGCTTTACTACATACAATTTCGCCCGGTGCATCATAAAGTTTTATCATTTCTTTACTAGGTTCTATACCTATCAAGTGAGCATTTCTTTTAGTTAGTATTGGTTCTAATGCTCTACCAATATTGCCAGTAGATGCACCAAAGTCGTAAACAAGACCATCTTGTGGAATGTAATGTCTGGCCACATGAAGAATTGCGTTTGTTGCAAGGTCATACCAAGGCAACTGTTCTCTAACATGGCGATCAAAACCTTGTGCAACACCAGAGGTTTCAAAAGACCAGTTTGTAGGTATATCCATTTAGATTTTTTCTAATATTTCTTTGGCAACAGTTTCTGCAACTTTAGCCATCATCATAGGTGGTACTGCACGACCTACTCTTTCCCATTGCTGTGAAAATGTACCAGTTAATTTAAAATCTGAAGGAAAAGTACTAATTGCTTTTAATTCTTCAATGGTAAATGTTCTTGGTTCTGTCCAATGGTATTTATCAGTACTGCCTTGCACTACGGTATTTGCAACACGAAAAGGCGATTGTTTTACATGGCTATAAAATTTATTTTTACCAGTTAGTTTCATTGCAGCTTTCCAGAATGAATCACCAACTTTTGTATTTTCCCAGAGCCTATATGTCTCTGTACCTTTAATCACTTCTTTATAGTTATTAGTTTTTTTAACATCTGCCAAAGCATCACCAACTGTATAAAAATACGGCAATGGTTTAGGGTGTACTGGTGTAATATTTAAATCTTTTCTAACACCTACAAATATTGTTCTTTTTCTCATTTGTGGTATGCCAGCCCATTGTGCGTCAATAATTTTACATTTTACGTCATAACCACAATCTTTTAACTCTTGCAAAATTCTTTTAAAGTAACCTTTTGCGGTGCCAATAACTAAACCAGCAACATTTTCTGCAACAAATACTTTAGGTTGTAACCCTTTTAAAATTCTTGCATATTCATAAAAAAGATCATCAACCCTTTGTTTTGTATCACTATATTTTTTTTCTACCCCCCATCCTTTTTCTCTTTTACCACTAATAGAAAAAGAAGCACACGGAGGTGAGCCATCAAATAAATCTAATTCACCTTTTTTTAAATTAATTCTTTCTAGTATCTCCTCTGGTCTTATCTGTCTCACATCATTAGAATCTAAAATGCTGTTTGGGTGGTTAGCTTTATATGTCTCCTGTGCAGCTTTTATAAACTCATTTGCATATAAAACTCTATAACCAGCCATGCGATAACCTAAACAACTACCGCCACAACCTGAGAATGTTGAGACAACATTAAAACCATTCCACTTAATGGCCTCTATTTCAGCCATTGTTGGTATATAAAAAGGTGGTTTATTAACTTTGTTTACCACTCCACTCATACCCACAAGCTGGACAACGGTGTTCAATTTCTATATCTTCATCTATTTCTTTAAAATCTTCAGGTGCAGTTTCTTCCCTATGGTCCATTAATTCAGTTAAGTCCTCTGGTTTAAACCAAGGCTCTAGATCATGTTCCATTGATAAATGGTGCAACATAGACGCATCCCAATCAGATAAATCAGATGTTCTGTTATCTGCAAGAGCAAGACCAACTTTTTCATCTTCAGATAAATTAGTTCTTTTAATTGCAATAAGTTCTTTGCCGTCTGTCTCTATAACCCTAACATCCTCTAAACCAGCAGCTTTCGCACCTTCTATAGTACCGTTGCCAGCTAATACACGACCATCTTCATCTATTACTATTGATCTAGCTGCACCATACTTTTTTAAAGATTCTTCTATAAGAGAAGCAGACCGGTCTGTTCTTTTTCTTGCGTTTTTGTGGTCTGGTTTTAGATCATTAATTTTGGTCATTTTGTTTTGTCATTGTTTGTACAATAGCTTTTTCTGAAGGAAAAGAAAACATATCGCCTACTTTAGTTAATTCTTCCTTAACCACTTGTATGTAGTAAGGGGTTTCGTATTTTTCTCCTTTAGCAATTTTTTGTCTTATTTCGTTCATATCTTTAGCACCTTTTTGCCAAGCATCTTTTCTTTGCGTATGTATCTGTCTTATTTTTTCTTTTTCGAGAGAAAAACCAAGTGCTTGTGGCTCCCCTCTTATTGAGTCTGTTGTTCTAATATTGCCATAACTATCTCTAAAACCAACTCTTTCTTTTTCATTCTCACTATGGCTATCGCCATAAGCAGCTTTACAATGACAGATAACAGCTAAGTCTTGGCCACCGCAGGATCTACCTCTCTTGTCTCGGTCATAGTCTGGTATAAATTGGTTTATAAGAGCATCACCATTAGAAACAATACCCGAGTCGTAGCAAGCAAAACATTCTACTTTTGGTATATAAAATGTGGTGTCTCTATCTAAAGAGGTTCTTCTGTAGTTAAAGGTCATTGGAGGTTAAAAAGGTAATTCTGAGTCTTGGGGTTTATCTTTTTCCCAAGGTCTTTCTTTGTTTGTAACACCTTTTCTTTGTTTGTACAGGGCATCTTTCTCATCTTTTACATAGCCCTCATAATATTCATCTCTTAACCATCTAAAACAATTAGGAAAACAAACTGCAAAGCCACCATCTCTCTCTGTTGCTCTTTGTTGTTTAATGGCAGCAAGCAAAGAAAGTTTTATATTATTTGGTGTTGTTTTCTTTATGGCTTTTTTCCATTCTTCCCAAGCTTTTGGTTTATTCTGGCCACTTGCTCGTTTTTTAATATCTAAATATAAAAACCAAAATTCAAGAAAGTCATCTGAATAATCTTTTTTATTAGTTTTTTTATTTAGTTCTTTTGTATCTAGTTTAATTGTATCTAGTTTGGTGGCATCTGCTGCTATGGGGCATGGCATATTTTGCCATGGGGGCGTAGCATCTTTTGCAGGGGTGCAGGATTTGCCACGCCTACCAATACTGGGTTCTGGTACGTTTGCTAGATGCCAAACAGTTACTTTATATAAGTTACTACCCTGTTGTCCGTTATTACCTTTTTGATGTGTTCTTTCTAAAAGCCCAAGAGATACTAATTGGTTAACAACTTTCTGTGCGGTTCTCTTACTAAGGCAAGCATTGTCTGCAATAGTATTTAAAGAAGGCCAGCATTGTTGATCATCTTTGTTGGCATAGCTTTGTATTACCCATAGCACCGCAAGTTGATTTGGTTGTATTTTTCCTCTAAGATTTGTAGGTAATGCGGTAAATTGATACCCTTGTGGATTAAATGACATCTTTTAAATTTTCTGTAAATGGTCTTGAAGCTGCACCGCAAGGCAGTAAAAAATATATTGGAAAGGGTCGAATGATTGAAGTAAGTAAAAGAGTAAAACCATGGCGAGAGTTGGTCAAAAGGGAAGCTAGTAAAATAAAACAAACGCCTATCAAGGGTGCTTGCTTTGTCGAGGCCACTTTTCGTTTTAGAAGGCCGAGAGCTCATTATTACTCAAATGGCACTCTCCGTACAGAGTCACCTAGAAATGTTACGGTTCGAAGAAATGATTTGGATAAACTTGTAAGGTCTAGTTTAGATGCTCTCAGCGGAATAACATTTGTAGATGATTCATTGGTAACAATTCTTACTGCTAAGAAAAGGTACTGCGAAGAAGGTGAAGAGGTGGGTGCGGATATACTTGTCGTTGAACTAGATGAATAATCAGGGGATAGATCAGTCAACCTCGCCGAGACTGCCCTGCCATTACAGCTTTCAGACCCCAATCTCCAAAGGTCATCAGGCTCCCTGATTATCTTAATAATACACAATAAACAAAAAAAAGCCCTTTGTACAGGGTACTTTTTTAAGAAGGCGGTAAGGCGGTTCTTTAAGGAAAGATTACTTACGCTTTAATGATAACAATAGTACCTAGTCAACCTTTTTACTAAACTACATCTGTGATGCTTTGTTTAGATACCTTTACTGCGTCAAACATCTCTTGCATTGAAAGACCAACTGCTGCTCGTATTTGCCAATTAATATTGTCAATTCTTGCAGTAATTTCTCTTGTTTCATCTAGAAGCCTTTGACCTTCTTTATGTAAAGATAGCTTTAAAGTAGCCATTACCTCTGGTGCAAGTATGTCACTTGCAGTATTTGTAGTGGCGTGGTGTAGGCCATAGATTCTTTCTGTTTGAGCCTTAGTGAACTTGAAAAGGTTTTCTTGCTCTCTTTTTAGATCGCCTAGAAGTGTTTGTAATGAAGTCATAATTAATTGCCAAATTGGTGGATAAGGGTTTCTTCTAATTCTTTAAGTTGCTTTTTAGTTAAGACACCTACAAGTGCTGCATCTAAAACTCTAAAAAAAGATGTTTTGTCTTGACCATAAATTTTGTGTAACTTGCTTAGAAGTTTTGTTTGGTGATCGTAATTTTTCATTTAAGCCTCGGGGTTGTGGCATCTCTGCCTTACTCTTCAATTATAATCTAAGTTTCCCCTAAATGTACCATATAGTGTTCGGTTTATGTTCCGAACATTGTCCCTGTACATACACTTTAGGGAATGATAATATTGAATCATAGGGCAGAGATGCTCCCAACCTCTAAGTTACATGACTTCAGAAACACTTACAGTTCTAAACAAAGAACAGTTAGTTGAGAAACAAACTCAACTCTATTGCAACAAGCTAGTCTTAGCTATGAAGCTTTGGCATCAACGAAACGGTATGCCAGCAGAATGGGAAACCAAATACATTTACGAGACAGGTCGTAAGTATTTTAAGGTTATCCGAGTCGAAGATGAATACAAAGGCAACGACGAACACAGATGCGTTGAAGCTTTTATAGACAGACAAACTGGCGACATCTTTAAACCAGCAAGTTGGTCTAGACCAGCAAAAGGTGCAAGATACAACCTATTAGATGAAAAAAGCATACAGCTTTGCTTTA